CATTGCGGAACCTTCGCCCGGCTCGAAGACCAGATGTGCCTGATGACGCCGGATTTTGACAGGGCGCGCGCAGGTTTCTCGCCCGACCGGGTGGATGCGCTGGTCTGGGCCATTTCGGCGCTGGTGTTCGAGCACGAGCAGGGCGCGGCGGTGTTCGATTTCTATCGCAGCATGACGGCTGATCCGAATGGGCGCGACTGAACCTCGTCGCCTCTTGGCAATTCATTGGAGTGTCTTATGACCGAACGCGGCGCGGGCTTGCCTCGCTGGTCCCTTTCGCCTGTCGAAATTTCTGCGCCCTTCGGCGGTGTTGCGGGCGCGGCCGATTGGTTTGGCCCCTCCACGCCGCAGGCGCCCAGTGCGCCGGCGGATGTCGCGGGGCGGCAATGGGATTTTCCCTCGGGCTTTAATCTCAATGTCACGGCGCGCAGCTATGAAGCCTTTTCCTTCGCCGACCTGCGCCTGCTCGCCGACGCCTATGATCTGCTGCGTCTGGTGATCGAGACGCGGAAGGACCAGATCGAGCGGATGACCTGGACCATTCGTCCGAAATCCGGCGCGACGGTCGAGGCGAGCGCGATCGCGCGGGTCGAAAAATTCATGTCGTGCCCGGACGGCGCTCATGACTTTTGCGCCTGGATGCGGATGATCCTCGAGGATTTGTTCGTGATCGACGCGCCGGCATTATGGTGCGAGCGCGATCGCGCCGGCGCGCTGCTGGCGCTGCATCCCCTCGACGGCGCGACGATCAAGCCGGTGCTCGACGCCTGGGGCCGCACGCCGCGCGCGTTCGCGCAGAACGGCAGGCTCGTCTATCCGGTCGCCTTTCAGCAGATTCTCAAAGGGACGCCGGCCGTCAATTATTCCGAGCGCGACCTGCTCTATCGCCCGCGCAATGCCCGCGCCCATCGCGCCTATGGCTATTCGCCGGTCGAACAGGTCATGGCGACGGTCAATATCGGCCTGAAACGGCAGTTGAGTCAGCTCAGCTATTATAGCGAAGGCAATATTCCGGAAAGCCTGATCGGCGTGCCGGACGCCTGGACGCCGGATCAGATCAAGAATTTCCAGGATTATTGGGATCTCTATTTCACCGGCGATTCGGCGCGGCGCCGGCGCGCGAAATTCGTGCCCGGCGGCGTGGCGAAGACCTTCATTCAGACCAAGGAGCCTGAACTCAAGAACGCCTTCGACGAATGGATCGCGCGCGTGGTCTGCTTCGCCTTTTCGATTTCGCCGCAGCCCTTCGTCAACCAGATGAATCGCGCGACCGGCGAGACACAGAAGGAAAGTGCGGACCAGGAAGGTCTGCTGCCGATCCTGAACTGGATCAAGCGCCTGTGCGACCATGTGATCCAGAACCTTTTGGGCGCGACGGAACTGGAATTTTCCTGGCGCCACGAGCCGGTGATCGATCCGACCGTGCAGCGGGAAAATCTTGTCGCCTATGTGAGCGCAGGGATGATGCCCCGACGCCGGGCGGCCGAGATCATGGGCGAAACCGTGCCCGACGACCCAATGGCCGATGTGCTGACGGTGACGACGGGGCAGGGGGTGGCGAGGCTAAGCGGGTCGACGCAGAAATCTGGCTGAAAGAGGAGACGCAGGCGCCGGTCCTCTCCCGGATCAGAAACCTGTGCGACAAGGCGATTTTTCAGCTTGGCGCTGGCGGTGTGGAATTTTCCGGGCGTCACGAGCCGGCGATCGACCCGGCGGTGCAGCGGGAGAACCTGGTCGCTTGTGTCAGCGCGAAGTCGATGTCAGGCCAGAATTTCTCGCAACGCCGCGACGAGCTTTTCTGTCTGCTCCGCCGTTCCGATGGTGATGCGCAAAAAATCCTCGATGCGCGGCGCGTTGAAATGGCGCACCAGCACGGCGCGCTCGCGCAAGGCGCGCGCCAGTTCCGCGCCTTTCGCGCTTTTGTGGCGGGCGAAAATGAAATTAGCGCTCGAGGGCAGGATTTCGAAGCCGAGTTCTTCCAGGCGTGCGGTCGCATTTTCGCGCTCCGTGACGATCGTCGCAAGGCTCTGCTGGAAATAAGCCTCGTCCTCGACCGAGGCGACGGCGCCGGCGACTGCGAGGCGCCCGAGCGGGTAGGAATTGAAACTGTTCTTGACCCGCGAGAGCGCCTCGATCAGCGACGGCTGGCCGAGCGAATAGCCGACGCGCAGGCCAGCGAGGGCGCGCGATTTCGAGAAGGTGCGCACCACGAGAAGATTGGGATGCGAGGCGATGAGCGGGACCGCGCTCTCGCCCCCGAAATCGACATAGGCCTCGTCCACGACGACGGGAATGTCGGCGTGGTCGGAGAGCATCTGCGCGATCGCGGCGCGCGACAAGGCGACGCCCGTCGGGGCGTTGGGATTGGCGAGCACGATGGCCCCGACGCGGTTTCGGCGATAATCTTCGATGCGCACGCGCATGTCGGCGTCGAGCGGGATTGTCTCAGTGGCGATGTCATAGAGCTGCGCCCAGACCGGATAGAAGCTGTACGTTACATCGGGAAAGAGTAGCGGCTTTTCGTGCTTGAGCAGCGCGATGAACGCGTGCGCGAGCACTTCGTCCGAGCCGTTGCCGACGAAAACATTTTCGGCGCGCAGGCCGTGATAGCGCGCGAGCGTTTCGCGCAAGGCGTCCGATTCCGGCGTGGGATAAAGCCGCAGGGAGTCGTTGGCCGCCTCGCGCATCGCCGCGAGGGCGCGCGGCGAGGGCGGCAGCGGGCTTTCATTGGTGTTGAGCTTGACCAGGCCCTGGATACTCGGCTGCTCGCCGGGCGTGTAGGGGCTCAGAGCTTTCGCCGTCTCGCTCCAGAATTCCATTGTTTGCGCCTTTTCCCGCGCCCGCGGCGGGCGCAGGCCCGTCTTTAGCAAAATTTTTGATCACCTGGCCAGCCCTTCGTCAGGGCTGGCGTAACCCAAGCGAGGAGCGCCGAGCGTGTCGGACCCGTTGCAATTCTTCATACCCCTGCGCAAGGCGGACGCCGCCCGGCGCCTGATCACCGGATATGCGACGGCGGAGTTGCCGGATCGCTCCGGCGAGATCTGCGATTACGCAAGCACCAAGCCTCATTACGAGAAATGGTCGGAGGATTTCGCCAAGGCCTCCGGCGGCAAGAGCTTCGGCAATTTGCGCGCCATGCATGGCAAGGTAGCCGCCGGCAAGATCTCCTCTATCCTGTTCAACGATGCGGAGAAACGCATCGAGATCATGGCGAAGATCGTCGACGACGACGAATGGCGCAAGATCGAGGAGGGCGTCTATACCGGCTTCAGCCAGGGCGGCGACTATGTGAAACGCTGGCCCGACCCGGAAAATTCGGAGCTGACCCGCTACACCGCCCGCCCGACCGAAATTTCGCTGGTCGATCTTCCTTGCCTGGCGGAGGCGAATTTCGAGTTGGTCAAGGCCGATGGCGCCCGCGAGTTCCGAAACTTCGTCCCTTCCGTCGCCAAGGCTCAGGCCGAGAGCGAGCCTCCGACATCGGCGCTGCGGGCCTGGCTCGTCGGCAATGTCGACAGCGATGTCGAGGCCGCCGAGACGATCTCGGCCTTCTTCGCGGCGCTGGAGAGCGACCTCAACGCCGATCCCGCGCATGACGCGCCGCTTACTGCCCTGCTCGCGCGCTTGAAAGCCCACTATGTTCCCGGACTGAAGCCGCAAGCGGAAAAAATGGCGCAGCCCCTCGACGCCCGGTTGGAGAAGCTCGCCGCCGACAACGAGGCAGCGCGCGTTCTGGCGGCGGATATCGAGTCCCGGCTCGCCGCGCTCGGCGCGCGCGTCGGTGCATTGGAGACGACGCCTGCGCAGCCTGTCCTGTTGCCGGGCTTCGCGCCGGTTTCGAAATCGACCGTGCCCGGCCTCGACGATCTTGCCGCGGAACTGGCCCGGCTCTCGCCCGAGCAGGCTTCTCTGGTTCTGATCAAAGCTGCCCAGACCCAGCCCCGGCGCTTCGGCTGAGGCGCTCGGCCGAACGGCGTTTCTTCGTCCCATCCCAACAGAGAAAGCATGTCCATGACTGTACAACAGAACGCGCTGGAGCTGACGCAGGCGATCCGCAAGGCGCAGGCCGCGCCGAGTTTCGATCCGCGTTTCGCCAGCCTCGAAAAATCGACCTTCTCGCAATCTTCGTCGCCGACCTCAGGCCTGACCTATTATGATCTCGAAGCCGGCGCGAAGCTTCTGTTTCCGGTTCTGACGCCGCTGCGCAATTCGATCCCGCGCGTGTCCGGCAAGGGCGGCGTGCAGGCTGCCTGGCGCGCCATCACCGCGATCAATTCGAACGGCGTCCGCATCGGCGTCTCCGGCGGCAATCGCGGCGCCGTCGCGGCGGTGACGACCAAGGATTTTGTCGCGGCCTACAAGGGCATCGGCATCGAGACCAGCGTCGATTTCGAAGCCCAGTACGCCGGCCAGAATTTCGATGACATCCGCGCGCTCGCTGCGCAGACCGGCCTTGAATCGCTGATGATCGGCGAAGAGGCGATGATCCTCGGCGGCAATACGTCCATGTCGCTTGGCGCGACGGCGACGCCGACCCTCGCCGCCTCGACCAGCGGCGGCGCGCTCGCGACCGGAACCCTGTCGGTGATCTGCGTCGCCCTGACGCTCGACGGGCTGATGAATTCCTCGGTCGTCGCCGGCGTCCAAGCCTCGATCACCCGCACCAACGCGGATGCCTCGGTCGATACGTTTGGCGGCGGCGCCGCTCAGAAATCCGCGAATGCCACGGTCGCCGTCACCGGTCCGTCGGGCAGCGTCACGGCGAGCGTCGCGACGTCTCGAGGTTCCTTCGGCTACGCCTGGTACTGGGGCGCGGCCGGCTCGGAAACGCTGGGCGCCATCACGACCATCAACAGCGTGGCGATTACCGCAAACGCCGCCGGGACCCAGACTGCCGCCTCGCTGCCGAGCGCGGACTGGTCGTCGAATTCGCTCGCCTTCGACGGCCTCCTCACTCAGGCCCTTCTGCCTGGCTCTGGCGCGAACGTCGTTGTGCAGCCGACAGGTTTCGCCGGCGCCGGCACGCCGCTGACCGCCGATGGCTCTGGCGGCGTCGTCGAGATCGAAGCGGTGCTCGAGGCGAACTGGGATCTCTACCGGCTCTCGCCGGACGAAGTCTGGGTCTCGTCGCAGGAAGCGAACAATATTTCCAAGAAGATCCTGGCCGGCGGTGCCTCCGGCGCGCAGCGCTTCATCTTCGACGCCAAGCAGGACGCCATTGGCGGCGGCGTGATGGTGACGACCTACAAGAACAAATATTCGCTCGCCGGCGCCAAGTCGCTCGACATCAAGATCCATCCGAACATGCCGCCCGGCACGATGCTGTTCCTGACTCGGAAGCTGCCCTATCCGCTGGCCAATGTCGGCAATGTCGTCCAGGTCCGCACCCGGCAGGATTATTACCAGATCGAGTGGCCGCTGCGTGCGCGCCGCTATGAATATGGCGTCTATGCCGACCAGGTTCTCCAGCATTTCTTCCCGCCGTCCATGTCTGTCATCACCAATATCGGCAACGGCTGATCGATCGTCGGCGCCGCGTCGAGTCCTGGCGCGGCGCCAGCTTTTTCGAACCCGGAGACACGAGATGAAATACAGGGCGCCCGAGGGCGTGACCGAAATTTTTTTCGCGGGACAAACGATCGCGCCGGATGCGACCGGAGGTTTCGACGCAGCGGAGGAATGGGCCTCCGAGCTCGAGGCCCACGGCTGCGCCGCGATCCCCGAAACAACGGGAGATGACGGCGCAGCGAGCCGTCCGGCGCGCGTGCGAACGCGCTCCGACAAGGTGAATTGACCATGGCGCGGGGCGATCTCATCTCGCTGGCGCAACTCAAGGCGCATCTCGGCGTGCAGTCCACTGGCGACGATATCGTCCTCGCCGGCCTGATCAGCCAGATCAGCCGCTCGATCTGCGCTTATATCAACCGACCTTTCATCTGGCCGCGCGATGTCGTCGACACATTCGACGGCAATGGTCGCGATACGATCCAGTTGCGGCATTGGCCGGTCGTCTCGGTTTCCTCGGTGTCGATCAACGGCATATCCGTTCCGCCGGCCTCGTCGCCAATGGGCGCCGGCTGGCTCCTGGAGCCGGGCGATGCAGAGCCCCCCGGCGCGATGCAGAAAGTCATGATGCGTGGCCAGGCTTTTGCGCGGGGCTGGCAAAATGTCTCGATCGCCTATCGCGCGGGCTATCAGGTCAGCGACGAATCTGTCGCCGTTCCGTCGAATTCGCCTTTCTTTGTGGAAGCGGCGCAGCCCTATGGCGCCTTCGTCTGCGACATGGGCGTCGCTTACGCCGAGGGCTCCGGCCTCACGCTCGTCGCGGCCAATCCGTCCGCCGGGCAATATGCGCTCGACGGTTTCGGCGGCTATGTCTTCTCGGCCCCGGACGCGGGTCGAAGCCTCTTGCTCAGCTACGGCTATGCCCCTTCCGATCTGGCGACGTGCGCGCTGGAATGGGCGGCCGACCGCTACCGTTACCGCGACCGCATCGGCATGACGTCAAAGAGCCTGGGGGGGCAGGAAACGGCGGCCTTCCGCGTCGTCGCCATGCCGGACTTCGTCGCGACGGCGCTGCGCAACTATGCCCGCGTGATAGCGAACTGACCGATGTTCGACCTCAGCACGATGGGTCTCTCGGAGCTCGCCGATCGCCTTGGCGCGCTTCCGGACGGATTGCGAATTGCTCTTGCGGAAAAGGCGGAAAGTATGGCCGCCGCGCTCTATGCGCAGGTCGTCGACGACAATCTGGATGGCGGGCTTCTGAACGCCCGCAGCGGCGCGCTCCGCGCCTCGATTCAGGTGGACGTTCAGGTTCAGGACTCCGGCGTCGACGCCGAGATCTTCTCCAATGGCGATACGCCTTACGCCGCCATTCTGGAATTCGGCGGCAAGACCTCCGCCCATGAAATTCTCCCGGACAAGGCCAGGGCCTTGTCCTTCCTGATGAACGGAAAGCGGGTCTTCGCGCGGCGGATTCAGCACCCTGGCTCCAATTTCGCGCCGCGCTTCTATCTGCGATCTGCGCTCGACGATCAGGTCGACACGATCACGAATGGTTTGCGCGCGGCCGTCGAAGACGTCGCGGCAGGATTGGGTGAATCGTCATGAGCAGTCCCCGCGAGACCATTATGTCGGCGCTTGGCGCGCGGTTGGCGCAAGCCCGGTTTTCACGACCGATCAATGGGCGTGAAACCTGGGCCTTCATCTCCCGTCGCGTCAAATTGTGGAGCGAGGTCGCGATCGCAGACCAGCCGGCGCTTTTCCTCGGCGAACATGGCGAAGGCGTCGCCTATACCGGCGATTCCTCGCCGGGCCGGACGACGCTGAATGTCGATCTCCTGATCTATACATCCGCGGGGCGAGATCCCGACTGCGTGCCGGCAAGCGACCTCAATGTGGCGATCGAGGCGCTTTTTACGGCCCTCGCGCCGGATCAGACGACCGGCCGGCAGACGCTCGGCGGCCTGGTCCAGAATTGCCGGATCGAGGGCCGCGTCATCAAGGATCCCGGCGACCTCGACGGACAGGGCCTGGCGCTCGCCCCTTTGCGCATTCTCATTCCCTAGCGTCGGGCGCCTGCCGGCGCGCAACAGCGGAGAAAAAAATGGCCGATCCATCCGACAGGACGGAAAATCTCGCGTGTGAAATCGAAGCGGCCGTCGACGCCTGGTTCGTGGAGTCCTTCCACAACTCGCCCGTGTCGCGCGCGATTGAAATCTTCAACCATGTCCGCGCCGCGGTCGACGCTCTGCAGGAGCGGCTCGGCGCCATTCTCAAGGAGCGCTGATTCATGTCCAACACAACCTCCGTCGCTTTCGGATCGGGCGTGCTCATCGCCACGCCATCGGGCGCCAATGCGACGCCCGTCCAGTTTGGATCCTTGCAGGACGTCACGCTCGACATCAGCTTCTCCTCGAAGCAATTATTCGGGCAATATCAATTCCCAATCGCGCTCGCGCGGGGGGAAGGCAAGATTTCCGGCAAGGCGAAATTCGCCAATATCGACGGCCCGCTGTTCAACAATTGCTTCTTCGGACAGACATCGAGCGCGGGCCAGAAATTATGGGCCTATAACGAAGGCGGCGCCGTGCCTGCGGCGTCGCCCTATGCCTATGCCACAGCGAATTCGGCGAATTTTGACGCCGATCTCGGCGTTGTCTATGCGGCGAGCGGACTGGCCCTGACCAAAGTGGCCTCCGCGCCCGCCGTAGGCCAATACAGCGTTTCGGCGGGCGTCTATACCTTCAATTCCGGCGACGCCGGCAAGGCCGTGCTCGTGTCCTATTCCTACCTTCAGGCGAGCGCTGGATCGCGCTCCGTGATCTCCAACAAGCTGATCGGGACCGCGCCGAACTTCCAGATCGATTTCTACCAGTCCAATCCGAACGTCGCCGGCGCGCAATGGTCCCTTCGGCTCTATAATTGCGTCTCGACCAAGCTGAGCATTGCGTCCAAGACCCAGGATTTCACGATTCCCGAGCTCGATTTCGAAGCTTTCGCCAATTCGTCCAATGCGATTGGCGAAATCAACACGGTGGATTGAGATGAGCCCTGATTCGAGAATTGATTGCGCGCGGGCGCCGGTCGTGGCGCTGGGCGGGCAGGAATTTTTCGTTCCAATGCTGGCCCTGAGGCAGGCGCGGGTCGTGGTGCCTGGCCTTCTGAAACTATTGCCGCGGCTCAACGAAATTCAGACACGGATCGCGGCCGGCGATTCCATGGCCGCTGCTTTGCTCGGTCAGGACGACGTCGATCTGATGATCGACGTCGTCCATTGCGGATTGACCCGCGCCTATCCCGATTTCTCGCGCGATGATCTCCTCGATCAACAGGCTGGATTTGCCGAACTGGTCGCCGCGCTCACGGTCATCGCGGCGCAGACCGGCCTGTTCACGGCGGCGGACCCGCAGACGCCGGGGGAGTAGAAATCGACGGTCCGGACTTTGACCGGATCGTCGCCCATTATTGCCAGATGTCGGGCGAACCCTGGACCGACGCGCTCGAGGGCGAACTCACATTTCCCCGCATTTCCGCGCGCTACGATTACTGGCAGGAAAATCCGCCGGCGAGTGTCCTGCTCTGGGCGCTCGCGGTCGGCCTCGGCGTCTGGCGGCCAAGCCGACGCGCCGGCGCGGACGCGCGTTCGACCCTGCGCAGCCTTTTTCCGACCGGCCGCATCTGATCCAGCCTGACGAGAGAATCCCATGGCCGATTCCAATGTTTCAATTTCCTTCGGCGCGGACGTTTCAGGCTTTCTCGATGGGGTTTCGCGCGTCTCCTCGGCCTTACAAGGCCTGCCCGCGGGAGTGAACCAGGTCGGGTTGGGGCTCGACCGGTCGGCGCAGAGCTTTTCGGCGTTCGGCGCTGGCGCGGCCAGCGCCCTGGTGAAAGTCGGAGAGTCGGCGCGTTCGGCCGGCGCGTCACAGCAGGAGACCGCGCGTTCGAGCCTTATGGCGATCGATGGCGAAATATCGGCCGAGCGCGCGGCCTTCGCTGAAAAGCGAACGCTTTACGGCGAACTGACCAGATTGAAAGTCATGAGCGTCAACGAACGCCTCAGCGCAACCCGTTCGGCGCTGAACGAGGAATATGCCGCGGAAAGATCGTTGCTGGAAAAAGAGCTGCAACTTGGAGCCTTGAGCCAGCAGCAGCGCCAGCAACTCCTCAATCGAATGCTGATGCTCGACAGCCGCTACGCGATGGAGAGCCAGAAGATCATGCTCCAATCTGTGGCGCAGATCGTGGGGCCGATGGACCACATCGTCGATTCCGTGGCTTCATCCTTTTCCTCCGGCCTGGCGGGGATGATGTTCAGCGGACGGACGTTCGGCCAGATGATGGCGGCGGTCGCACGATCGGTCGTTTCCCAGTTCTTGCGCATGGGCGCCGAAATGGTCGCGGACTGGGCGAAAGCGCAGATCGCGCAAGTCGTTCTGTCGCAGACGGCGGAAGGCCAGAAGACGGCGGCGGCGCTCGCCGGCGCCTCCGCCCGCGATGGCGCCATGGGCGGCGAGGCGGCGAGCGGCATTGCCTCGATCATCGCAAACGCGGTCAAGTCGATCACTGTGGACGCCGGCGCGGCGGGGGCGGGCGCGACGGCCTTCATGGCGCCGTTCATGGGCCCTGCGGCCGTCGCCGAGGGTGCGGCCGTCAAGGGCGCCGTCCTCTCAATGGCGGCCTTCGACATCGGCGCCTGGCAGATCGACCAGGATCAGGTCGCCATGGTCCACCGCAACGAAATGGTCATGCCGGCCGCCGAAGCCGGCGCCTTCCGCTCGATGCTCTCGGGCGCGGCCAATGGCGGGGGCGCAAGCGGGGCGCAGCCCGGCGGCGACACCCATGTTCATTTGAACGTCTCGGCGATGGACGCGGCTTCGGTCAAGAACTGGCTATCGGGCAATTCGCGCCAGATCATGAAAGCGATGGATCAGGCGGTCAGGAACGGCAACCATTTGGGGCTTCGCCGCTTGGCGACGACATGACGATATGGCGCAAGTTTTCGGCGTTTGCCTGCTCCCGGCCACCGGCGAGTTTTCCTACGACACGCTCCCGGCGCAGGGCGCGCGCTGGAATCCGACCGGCGGCCCATACGGGACGGGCGCGCTCGAAAGCCTTGCGCCGATCAATTGCTATTACGCGCCGGGCGGGACAAAAACCGACTATTCCTATGCGATAGACCAACTCCAGGCGGCGCACCCGGAATGCCAGACGGTCGCGCTCGTCGTCGCGTGGTTCGGTAATTCGACCAACGCCGCCTCCTGCCAGATTTACCCCTCGACGACCTATATCGAGGGCGCGTTTGAGAGCGAGAGCGGCGGGACTTGGGGCGTCGCGAACTGGCAATGCTCGGGGCTTACCCAGAATTCGCTCGGCCTGATCCCGATTTCGCAGACGAACGGGAGCTTTGCCTACGGCGGGACGCCTTCGGACCAAAGCGTCGTTCGCTGCATCGAGGATTTGAAGGCGCGCGGCCTCCGCGTCATCTTCTATCCGTTCATTCTCATGGACGCGACGGGTCAGCCATGGCGCGGGCGCATCACCTATTCGCCGGACCTTTCGAGCGCAGCGACTTCCGCCGCTGACGCCTTCCTCGGCTCGGCCGCGCCCTCGCAATTCACGCGCGACACGACCAATCTGACCGTGGCTTATTCCGGCTCGGCGACCGATTACACCTATCGGCGCATGATCCTCCATTACGCCAATTTGTGCGTGATCGCGGACGGCGTTGACCTGTTCCTGATCGGTTCTGAATTGCGCGGCCTTGAAATCATTCGCGGGCCGAACTGGACGAAGGCTGGAACGGTCGATGCGAATGGCGACGCTGTTTGGGATTACCCCTTTGTCGCCGGCCTCGCGCAACTTGCGGCCGATGCCCGCTCGGTCTTCGACGGCGCAGGCCTGACCAAGAACCTGACGACATGGAAGAACCTGATCGCTTATTCGCCGGACTGGTCAAGCTGGAACGGCTGGCAGCATTCCGGCGAGAATGGCCAGTGGCCGCATCTGGACTCGCTGTTCGCATCGCCCAATATTGATGTCGTCTCGTTCGACAATTATCTGCCGCTGTCCGATTGGACGACCGGCGACGGCGGCCTCGATTGCGCCAATTGGACGGCGCCCAGGCCGACAACATGGCCGCCCTCGACGTCGACCATGAACGGGCTCGGGCTTTCCGGCTCGCCGACGATCTATTCGGAAGCCTATCTGTCGGGGAATATCGAGGGCGGCGAGCAGTTCAATTGGTTCTACGACGACTCGAACAATCTCGGACGCGGCCTTGATCCGAACCGTTCGGGGCTCATGGTCAGCTCGCCCGAGGGCGACCGACTGGCGCAGGCTCGCAACCCTTATTACGCCAACCAGCAGCTTCTTGGCCGCAAGCAGGTTCGTTGGTGGTGGGGCAACACCCATCAAGCCGTCTATGACTCCGGGAGCGGTTGGGTTCCACAAGGCCCGACGACCCAATGGACGGCGCAGATGAAGCCGATCATTTTCGCGGAATATGGCTTCGCGACCGTCGATCGCTGCACGAACCAGCCGAACGTCTTTTTCGACCAGAAATCGACGGAGAGCTTCACGCCTTTCTGGTCGGTGTGGAATTCATCGGACGGCGAGACATGGACGCCACGCCGCGACGATTTCCTCGCGAACCTCGGGCTGCAAACGCTCTACGATTATTGGTCAAACGCGGCCAATGTCCCGACCGCCGCATCCGGGCCGATGATCCTGACGTCGCTTTGCTGCGCCTGGAATTGGGACGCGCGGCCTTTCCCGACCTTCCCGCTCGATTCGAGCGCATGGGGCGACGCCGCGAACTGGCCGGCGGGCAATTGGATCGGCGGCAAAGGACCTTATGTCGCAATCCCTGCGCCGGACGCGCTGCCGGGGCTTTCTTCCTATGCGACTTTTCCGACCCTTCTGGGGCAAGGATGGAGCCTCCATTACAAGCCGCGGTTCTCGACGCGCACGGCGGCCAAGGTGTCGGGCCGCGAAACACGGACGTCGGCGATGACTTCCCCCATGTGGGACATTGAACTTCGGTTCGACGCCTTGCGCTCGACTTATGGTGATCTGCAACAGCTTATGGCCTTCGTCGACGAAATGGCGGGGCAGGAAACGCCCTTCCTTTTCGCGCCGCCGGTCGGGTCGTCTTATTCCGGCGCACCCCTTGGAGCCGGCGACGGTAAGACGACGAATTTCATCCTGACCCGGGCTTTGGGCGGCTATTCCGAGCCCGTCCAAGTGCTCATCGGCGCACCAACTGTCTATGTCGACGGCGTCGCGCAATCGCCGAGCGCCTATAGCGTCTCGATCCCGCCGGCGACCATCGCCTTCGCCGCGGCGCCCGCCGCCGGGACCGTGCTGACGGTCGATTTCTCGGCCGCGCATCTGGCTCGCTTCGCCGACGACACCGAAGATTTGGAGGAATTCATGTCGGGACTTTGGCAGGCCGGCGCGATCCGGCTTGAGACGGTGCGGGGATATGCGATGACCTCGGTTTTCGTGCCGACGCTCGATTTCTCCAATCCGGCGGACAGCCAATATCTCTGCCTGTTCCCATTCATGGTGGAGTTGCCATGACGACGCCCCCGACCCTTCCCGCTTTGCCCGGCCAAGGATGGAGCGTCCACAAAAAGCCTGTCTTCTCGACCCGCGTCGCCTCGCATGTCTCGGGCCGGGAAGTCCGCGCCAGGCTCTATGCCCACGCGCTCTACGAATTTGAATTGACCTTCAATGGCCTCGATTCCTCGGGCGGCTTTCCGGGCCTGCAATCCCAATCGCTGCAAACGCTCATGGGGTTCTTCCTGACGGCGCAGGTCCAGTTGAACACCTTCCTTTACGCAGATCCGACCGACAGCGCGGCCAATGCGCAAGCCTTCGGAACCGGCGATGGTTCAACGACGACCTTCACGCTCGGCCGCGCCATCGGCGGCTATTACGAACCGGTGTCCTATGCGACCGCGATTTCAGGCGTGACGATCAACGGCGTCTCGACCAGCGCCTACGCCTTCACGACGCCGAACACGATCACCTTTACAACCGCGCCGGCCTCGGGCGCGTCGATCGCCTGGACGGGAACCTATGCTTTCCAGTGCCGCTTTCTCGACGACCAAATGGACTTCGAGGAAATCATGTCGGGGGCTTGGCAAACCAAAAGCGTCAAATTCAGGAGCGTTCGATGAACCACGTCCTCGGCCTGATTTTCTGGTGCGTCATATGGCGCGGGTGGTTGCAATGAAAGTCACGACCGCCGCCCTCGCCACTTATTTGAACGGCCTGCGCCCGACCTCCGACGCGCCGCTTCAAGTCGGCGACCTGTTCACGATCTGGCTCGCGAACGGCTCGATCCTGACTTACACCAATCTGGACTTGCCGGTCGCATGGAATGGCTACAACTATTCCGCCTCGTCCATCCTGATTTCGGGTCTGCGCTACAAATGCTCGCTCGGGCTGAATGTGGACAGCCAGCAGATCAGCATTTCCGCGCGGACGACCGATACGCTCGGCGGCGTCCCTTTCATGCAGGCGTTGCAGCAAGGCGCCTTCGACGGGGCGATTGTCCAGCGCGAGAAGGCGTTTTTCTCGTCCTGGGCGCCCTCTGGCGGCTCGCTGCTTCCGATTGGGACGGCGATCATGTTCAAGGGCCGCGTTTCCGCGATTGACCAGATAGGCCGAACGACGGCGCAAGTGACGGTCGCCGCTGATACGGTCTTTCTCGACATCGACATGCCGCGCCGGCTCTGGGCGCCGAATTGCACCCATGTTCTCTACGATTCGGGCTGCGCCCTCGCGCGCGGGACTTACTCGACGAGCGCGACCGCCGGCGCGGGCTCGGGGAACAATTATGTCCGTTGGTCAGGCGCGAACCAGACCTTCGTTCAAGGCGCGATCGTCTTTACGAGCGGGCAGAATTCCGGCGTCCAGGCGACCGTCAAATGGGCCGATAACGGGACGGGGCTCGGCCTCGCCTATCCGCTCCCCTATCCGCCGCAGGCGGGCGACGCCTTCACGGTTGCGCAGGGCTGCGATCACACGATGGCGACCTGTCAGAGCAAATTCAACAATCTGGCGAATTTTCGGGGCTATCCCTTCGTGCCGCCGCCCCAGGTGATGACTGGGCCGCTGTCCGCAAGCTGGATGAGCGGCGGCGGAGGAAAAGGCAAATGACGAAGGAGGCTAGCGCGCGCGCCGCTGTGGTCGCCGAGGCGCGCCGCTGGCTCGGGACGCCCTATCACGAAGGCGCCGACATTCGCGGCGTCGGCGTCGATTGCGGAATGCTGATCGTGCGGGTTTTCGTCGATCTCGGTCTTGTGCCGCCTTTCGATCCGCGCCCCTATCCGCCTGACTGGATGATCCATCGGGACGATGAAAAATATCTTCGGTGGTTGACGGAAACCTGTCGAGAGGTCGAGGCGCCGCAGCCCGGCGACATTGCGATCTTTCGCTTCGGGCGCTGCTACGGCCACGGCGGGATCATTGCCGGCGCGGAACCGCGGTCAATCGTTCACGCCTACGCCGACGCCGACAGCGTCATCGAAGAAAAATTCTCGCAAAACACGGAACTGACGAAGCCGGCCCGGCGCGTCCGCTATTTTTCGATCTGGGGCAAAGAGGACGCTTCATAATGGGCATATTGCGCTCGGGGGGAAATCAGCCGACGACGGTCACAGGCTATTCCGGCCTGCAAATCCAATCGACATCGAGCGCGCTCCCGGTCCCGATCTGCTACGGCCGCAACATCGTCGCGCCGAATGTCATCTGGTACAACAATTTCAGGGTTTGGGCGAGAAAGACGGGCGGCAAGGGCGGGACTTGGACGGCGACCTATTTCGCCGACATCATCATGGGGATTTGCGAAGGGCCGGTGAACCAGATCGGCTATGTCTGGCAATCCTCGACGATTCCGACCGATATTGGATTGCTCGGGCTGACCTTCTTTGGGGGTGAGACGCCGCAATCGGTCTGGTCCTACCTCTCCATATCCGATCCGAGCCAGGCGCTCTCGTACGGCGGAACCGCTTATGTCGCCGCCGCGTCCTTCAATCTCGGGACGACCGCGACGATCCCGTCCAGCAATTTCGAGGTCTATGGCGTCCTCCAAGGGACCGGATCGAACGGCATCGACGCCGATCCAGCGCAAGTCGTCTATGATTTCCTGACCAACAGCCAATATGGCGTTGGCTTCCCTGCGGCTTCGATTTCCAGCGATTCCCTCTTCAATTCGGCTTATGGGTTTCAGACCTATTGCAAGGCTGTCGGGATTGCGATTTCGCCGGTTCTGGATACGCAAGAGCGGGCGTCCTCGATCCTGACCCGGTGGCTGCAATTGACCAATTCGACGGCGGTCTGGTCTGACGGGATGCTCAAGATCATCCCCTTCGGCGATTCCTCGGTCAGCGCCGCCGGCGTGATCTTCACGCCGAACACAACCGCACTTTACAGCCTGACGGACGAGGATTTTATCCATTCCCCGAATGACGATCCGGTCCAGATCATTCGGGCGGATCCTTACTCCCTGCCGAATTGGCTGAGCCTGGAAATCAGGGGGCGCAACGACAATTACAACACCGGGCCGATCGCGGCCTTCGATCAATCCATGATTGATCGCTTTGGCTTGCGCGTTGGTTCGACGGTCACGGCGCACGAGATTTGCAATGTCGGCATCGCGCAGACGGCCGCACAATTGATCTTGCAGCGCGGCCTCTATATCCGCAACACTTACAAGTTCAAGCTCGGCGAAGAATTCTGTCTGCTTGAGCCGATGGATCTCGTTCAACTCACGGACGCCGCGATCGGCCTCAACGCGACGACAGTTCGGATCACCGACATCGATGAAGATGACGCCGGCGTTCTGACCGTCACGGCCGAGGAATATCCGCAGGGCGTCGCGACTTCGGTCGCTTATCCGACGCCGACGACGAGCAACGGCGCGCCGACCGCATCGAACACGCCGAACGCCATCAACACGCCATTGATTTTCGAGCCGGCGCCGGCCCTGACCGGGAATTTGCCGGAACTTTGGATCGGCTTTTCTCCGCAGAGCGCCGACCCGAATTGGGGCGGCTGCAACGTCTATGCCTCTTTCGACGGAACCACCTACAGCCAGATCGCCACCCTGACCGCGGCGGCGACCCAGGGCGCTCTTTCGGCAGCTTTGCCGGGGTATTGGGGCGCGAACCCGGACAGTACAGATACGCTTGCCGTCAACCTGACGGAAAGCGGGGGCGCGCTATCCTCAACCACGGCGGCTTCCGCTTCGGCCGGGGCGACCATGTGCTATGTCGGCGGGGAATATCTGTCGTTCACGTCGGCGATCTTGACGGCGGCGAACCAATACAACCTGATCGGGCTCTATCGCGGCCAGGCTGGATTGGCGGCAATCGGGGCGTCCTCTGGCGCTCCCTTCTGCCTGCTCGACTCGACGATCCTGAAATATCCCGTCTTGAGTTCGCAAATCGGCCTGACGATCTATCTGAAATTCCAGTCGTTCAACATTTTTGGCGGGGGCGTTCAAAGCCTCTCGGCCTGCGCCGCCTACACCTATGCGATCCAGGGGACCGGAACGCTTGGGCCTGTGGCTTCGGCGCTCGCAGTTGGAACGGCCGTGGATTTCGGCCACGTCGCCAGCGATGCGGTTTCCGAGAGCGATGATTACGGCTCGGTCACTTCTCCGGTGACCGCTGTCATCGACCTCGGCAACGTCACTTCATAATCAAGAGGAAACCATGTCCGTTCAGGTCAAACGACGCCGGGACACGGCGGCGAACGTCGCCGCTTACACCGGCGCGCAAGGCGAATTGATCGTCGACACGACCAACAATCGTGTCACGGTCCACGACGGCGCGACGCCGGGCGGCTTTCCTGCCGCGAAACTCTCGGAAGTCCTCACCGGAACGACGGCCTTGACGCAAGTCGCGGAGGGGGCAAACGGGGCAGCGATCCAATTTCAGGTTATCGAGCAGACCGTGACGCTCTCGGGAGTTGCAACGATTGCGAGTGTTCCAATGCCGGCCAATTGCCTTGTGCTCGGCGTCGGAGCACGCGTTCTGACAGCGGTGACCGGCGCGCCGTCGTTTGGCGTGGGGACGTCAGGCAACGCCACGCAGTTCGGCGGCGCGCTTCCGATTGCGGCGGGTTCCACAAATTTTGGCATCGTCGGTCCCTACGGGAATTACGCCGCCGCCAACCTCGTCGTTACGGCGACCAGCGGCTCGTTCACCGGAGGCGTCCTCCGCTTGTCGCTCAAGATCATCCTTTTGCCCGTTTCGACCTCGTAAGGATGAAAATCATGAATTTCAAAGGTTTCCTTCTCGGCGGCGTCTTCGCTCTTGCGCCTTGCGTTCCTGCCCTGGCCCAGAGCGCCAATCCGATCATATCCGGCGCGCAGGCCTGTTCGATGTCTGCGGCGGCGTTGCCCGGAGGCGCCTTGTCGAACGGCGTCGTCCTGACCGCCGATTCCGCGAATAGCGGCAAGATCTACGTTGGCGGGCCGGGCGTCATGACGTCTGGCGCGATGCAAGGCTATCCGCTCGCCGCGGGCGTGTCCATTTCCTACGGGAACACCAGCCTGTCGATGATCTACGTGATCTGCGCCAATGCGACCGACGTGCTGCACTACACGGGGAACTGAGCGATGAAGAAATCCCTTGCCGTTTTCCTCGGCGCGCTGTTTTTCGAAACCCAAGCCTTGGCAGGCGTTCCTCCGCTCCCGCCGCCGGCGCCCGCCGCGAGCGTGATCCCGTGGAATGCCCCGGACGGCGCAGCGCGCAACGCGTCGGAAGACGCCGCTCCGACTTACCAGTCAGGGAGCGGGCTCTTCACGCCAGCCGCAATGCCCAATGATTTCTGGGCGATCTATGGCGCGCAGCAATCCGGCCCCGCAATTTATGTGAAGAAGGTCGTCGTTTCCTGCCTTTCGACGAGCGGAGGCGCGCTTCCGATTCGCTTGCAATGGACAAACGGGGCCAATATTGCGACGGGAACTTATACGACGCTCACGACCGGCGCCGGCTACATCGAAAAGCACGATTACTCCGATCCGACGCCGAATGCGACGATCCAATACTGGACTGAGAATCCGACCAGCCGCAATGGCGTGTCCAGCTCGCGCTATCTCATCGACGAGCAGGACATGGTGTGCGGCGTCAACGGATCGAACGCCGGGACGCCGGCGGTTTTTGATTTCACCACGACGCGCACCAAAACCAATGTCCTGAAATATGGCGCGAACTATGCGATCGCGCTCAATGCGAACGGCGTGACCCTGCCGGCTGGCGCCCAATTTCGCGTCGACGTCATTTGGCAGGAACAGAAGCTCGTCAATGTCGGATTCATCGGCGACAGCACAACGGCCATGGCGACGGCCGGCTATTTGAACGGCGGCTCGAATTATATCGGCGGGTTTGGCAAGACGGGCGCCTTGAATAGTTTCATCAATGCGCAGAATCTCGGATCGAATGGCTATCGTCTCTACGATTTCCTGAACAATCTCAACGGCGTCACCTGGCCTGTCGGCATGGTTCTCGGATCAGGAACCGGCAATCCCTCGACGACCAGCGCATTGCAGACGGGAAGTTATTTCCAGAATTACGACGTTCTGGTCCTCACCCACGGCGTCAACGACATTCGCCAGGGTATTCTCGGTTCGGGCCAGGCGGCGGCGCAAAATCGCCTGACGTCGATGATCGACACGTTCCTCGATGCCGTGACGAACGGAACCGTGTCGGGCGCGAGTTACACGTCGCCCTTCGCGGCTTCCTACACGATCTCGAGTATCGCCTGGGCCTCGAACATCGCGACGATCACGACCTCGACGCCGCACCAGTTCAATGCGCTGGAAAGCAGCGGGGTCGGGGTGCAGATTTCGGGTTCGTCCAATACGGCGTTCAACGGAGCCTGGACGCTCGCTGGCGTCATTGACAGCACGCATTTCACCGTCAACATGACGACCGATCCGGGCGCTTTCAGCGGAACCGCGCAGGAGCAGTTCACGACGATCTGGTACGGGACATTCTCGGCAATGCCCCAGTGCAAGGTCATCCTCTATTCGCCGAACAGCTTCACCGCCGACGATCCTGCGACGAGTTCGGGCGGAACGGGAAACTACATGCTCTATAGCGGGTCTCTGCAAGGCCTCTGGAGCGGCATGACCCTCGCCCAGGCGGCGCAGGCGGCTTCGAATATTCTCTTCAACGCTTACCTGCCTTTCGCGTCCGACAGCCGCGTCTTCCAGCTTGTTCACCAGCAGAGCGCCGGAGGCGGTCCGTTCCCGTCGACAGTGACGACGCTCGCGAATAATTCCCTGATGATGAACCAGCTCCATCCCGGCTCTTACGGACAATGGCTCAAGCAGCAGCAGATCGCTCCGGTCCTTTCCCTCGCCGTGCAATCGACGTTGACGGGGCGCTACTGAGTCTGGGCTGGTTCCGTCCGATCGCCGCGCCGGCGCCATTTCGGGCCACTGCGCCGCGCGCCATTCTAATCTCTGGCGCGAGGGGCCTGGCTCGCGCCGATCACGATTCTTCAAGGCGTCTCGATGTCGAATATTTCGCTTTTGTCGTCTCAACAGGTGATTGCCAGTGTCGATTGCGACGAGGATTTCGCGCCGCCGCCACTGCTGTTCTTCGAGGCGGATGGGGTAACGCCGATCGACCTTTCGGGCATAAGTTTCACGTCGAGAATCGGGAATTTCCCAGCGCTGACGAACGCGGGCGGGGGCGGAATCCAGGTTGCCGGAAATTCGCTGACCTTCTTCGTCCCCGCGGCTTCAAAGAATTGGCCTAGCGGTCGTTTCAGCTTTTCGCTTCTGGCGAGCGACGGAACATTTACCCGGGATCTGTTCGCCAACTCGACACTGACGGTTGGTGGCGCGGCGTCATTTGCCGTCACGAGTTGGGCGACGAACACCGCGGCCGTGGCGCTCTCGGGTCTTTCGGGCACGGCGTTGCTGGCGACCCTCATGAACATGTCCGCCGAACAGCAACAGGGCGTTCTGATCCAGTTGTCGGACGCCCGGGCGGCCTATGTGCCGGTTCTTGATTTTTCCCATGTGGTGAACAGCCAATATATCGGCTCGACGCCCTTCCTCTTCACTGTGGGGTGAGCTTATGACGTTATATTATCTGAAGGACGCCAACGGGAATCAGTTCCCGGTCAATTCCACGCCGATCGGGCCGCAGGCGGGCGCATCAAGTCTATGCGTAACGCCAGCCTCGGATGCGCTCGCAGAGCCGGGCGGTTCGCCCATCGCGGGCGTTTCGATGCCGACGGGTGGATCTGGTCTGACGGGGTGGCTTTCCGCGGCCTATTCGAAATTAGCTTCAATCGTTTCAGCGCTGTCTGGAACACTCTCCGTGAGCGACCCGTCAAATGCGCCATTTTCGGGCGTTGTCGCCATGACGGTAGGAACGACTTACGCGCCAGCGCGTTCAGTCGGCATTCTCTGCGCGGTCGCCGGAATTGTCGAATTCCAGTTTCCTGACAATTCGACGATCGCAATCCAGGTTTCTCCTGGTTGGCAGTCCTTTCCCTTTGCATGTACGCAGATTGTTGCGGCCGGAACGACCGCGAACGCGACTTTTTCCAACCTGAAGTGAGGCGGGAAATGACTTTAAGAGCTTGTGTCCTTGCCTTGTTTGCCGTCATCACCGTGAGCGGTGAAACTGGCGCTGTTCCAATGGGACAGAATGCGCCTCTCCTCGATGCTTCATCGATCACCATTACCGCGCCAAACGGGTCGCCGACTAAGTTTTCGGCCTGGGCGTCGGAAACTGTCAACGTCAAGCTCATGGGCGCCAAGGGCGATGGCGTGACCGATGACACGGCGGCCTTCGCGACCTCGATCGCATCGGTCAACTCCGCGGCGGCGTCTGGCGCGCCGACATGCCTCTATATCCCGCCGGGGGTCTATTACATCAACGGCCCCATGCTTCCTCAATTCACCAACAATACCGGTGGCGGCGTGTGCGGCGCCGGTTCATGGAAATCGATTATCGTTCTCGGGTCGTCCTACTCCGGATCCCTGTTTTCATGGGCGGATGGCTGGATGGCTGGTGTTTATAACACCGGCGGCGGAACAGGAACGTCGATCGTCAAACCGCAGAACATCGGCGCGCGAGTGGTGGGGCTCTCAATTTTGGGAACCAATCTCGCATCGGCGGAGCAGGACGCGCTTGTCTTTTACGACCACAACGATTTCGTGACGATCAACGACGTCGATGTTGAAAATCTGAACGGCCGGGCTTTCTATGCCGGCATCATCAAAAATGACACCGACGCCTATATGCGCGAAAGCCACATTTCAAATCTGCGCATCTTCAATTCGGGAATTGCGAGCAGTATCCCGGCTTTCGAATTGACGACGCAATGCAACTCGAATTGCTCGGGCGCCGATGCGGCAAATTCCATCGACATTTCCAGCGTCGATATATATGGGCCTCGCGGACCTGGATTTGTGATCCGCAACGCAGCGCCGGCAACCGGCGGCGCCATTCGCGCCATTCACATCTCTAAACTGCGCGTTGAAGGGACGGAAGGCAACACCTATAGCGTCGCCGCCGACCTCGTGAAGATCGGCGACGCTTCCATGTCCGGACCGCTCACCGAGGTTACATGTGTGGATTGCGCGTTTACCTCTCCCTATGCTGGCTACTTCGCCCTGAACATCAACGGCGCGACCGCCTCGACCGCGCCTAACCGAATCCAGTTCAACGATCTGGTCGTCTCGGCAGGCGGCGGCGCAGGCGGCGGTTTGAACATTGGCGCAGGCGGAAATATCGACATGGACATCTTGTCCCTGTCTTCGGCGCAGACGAACGTGGCGATCGCCAGTTCGACGACGACCTTCGGGCCGATCATCCTTGCGGGCCATGGCGCGGAATCGTCCTGGACGTGGAGCATTGACGCGACCGCGCTTCAATATGTCAGCAACGGCGCTGGCGTTTTCGGAAATCCGGTCTGGAATAACAGCCAGCATTTTTTCAGCCTCTTGAGGCCCGACGGCACTGTCGGCGGCGGCAACAATCGCGGCATGTATTCCGTTGATATGCAGCATCAGCATACGTCAGCGACCCAAGTCGCGAGCGGCGCCGGATCCGCGATCAGCGGCGGCCAACAAAACACCGCGTCGAACACCGGCGGCGTTGTCGCTGGTGGCCTGAGCAACATCAATGGCGCTTGGTACGGCGTGGTTGGGGGCGGCTCCGGAAATACGCTGACTGGGGGATGGTCAGTTGTTCCAGGCGGCTGGCAGGCGTCGGATTATGGATTGACCGGCATCATGGCCTACGCAAATGGTCAAATCGCGGTCGTCGGCGATAACGAGCTGACGTTCAGCATCATGCGCGCTTCCACCAACAGCACGACGGCGACGCGGTTATCGACGACGGGCGGCGCGGCGACGAATACGAACGTCTGGAATATTCCGATCAACTCGTCGCTGATGGGTGACATTCGCTGCGTCTACAAGGACACGACGGCGCAGAAAACGCAGACGTGGGAATTCCCTGGCGTTCTGATTTCCAAGGGCGCCAGCGCATCAACGACAATCGTTGTCGCGACGACCGCGGTGAACGGACAGAATGTCGGCGCTCCTGGCGCGAGCGCCCCGACGATCACGGCGGACACGACATACGGAGGCGTCAACATTTCCTTCACGGCGCCGAATGCGGACCTAAGTCACATCGCCTGCGGCATATCGGGCGTGACGGTTTTTTAAGGATCCTCATTTCCCCGAGGACATTCTCATGGACCGCGAAAACACCCTCGCGGCGGCGATCGTTTCGGTCGCTGTCGTGCTTCTGCTTGGGATCGTGACGGCTCTCGTCGTCGCGCGTTCGACGCCACTTGCCGACTGGCAAGTGACCTATCTCAACCAACTCGGCGGCGGCGTCATCGCAGCCTTTTCAACCGTCGTGGGCTATTGGGTCGGCTCATCGCGCGGATCGGCTTGGAAAGATCGGACCATTGCCGATCTCACATCGCAAATCAGGGACCAGCGCCAGCCATGACCGATTTTAACAAAGTACTTCTCGCCGTCTGTCCGCATGGCAAACCCGAGATTCTCGATGGCTTCGCAACGGCTATGCAATCATGCATCGACTATGCGGACATTTCGACCCGCGACAGGTTGGCGGCTTTCCTCGGCCAATGCGCGGAGGAAAGCGCGGGGTTCCAGACCACGGTCGAATACGCCTCGGGGCGGGCCTACGAGGGGCGACGCGATCTGGGCAACGTCGAGCCTGGCGACGGGCCGCGCTTCAAGGGCCGGGGCCTGATCCAGATCACCGGCCGCGCCAATTACGCCGCCGCGTCGGAAGAGATGGGCGTCGATTTCATCGCCGACCCGGACAAGTTGGCGACCTTTCCCTATGCCGCTTGGGCGGCCGACCGCTATTGGAAAATGCGGAATATCAATGCAGCGATCGACCGCGAATGGAGTCTGGCCGAAAAGGTCAGAGTCGCGACGAAGATCGTGAATGGGGGCTATAACGGCCTCGCGGTCCGCGAAATGTTCACGCGATCAGCATTCGCCAGCTTGCTCGGCTATTCGGCCGCGCAGGTCGCGCCCAAGGCTGCGGCGGCCCTTGCTGACCCGAAAGCAGCGCTGACCAAGGCTGCGGCGGAAGAAAAAGCCAAGGCGACCGCTAAAGCCAGTGGCTCGGTTCTTGCGGCGCTCCCCGCCGCCGGCGTCGCCCCGGCCGTGTCCCATCCCACCGTAGCTTCGGCGCTATCCTTCTGGGTCATCGCGGGGATCGGTGCGGCCTCGGTCGTGACGGCGGCGTGGCTGTTCCTCTCGATCCGCAAACACCAAAACGCAGCCTCCATCCTGACCGCAGCGGCGAAAGGGGCATGA